TCGTCTAATGTTCCGGCTTCCCAAATCGGGTAAAAATGTAGTCCGATTGCGTTCGAGGAGGGGACGACAGCTCCTGATATAATATTGTTCCCGTACATTAACGAGCCGGAAACTGGCTCACGTATGCCATCTATATCTACAGGCGGTGCTGCGATAAAGGCGATTATGAAACATGTGGTAGCAGTTAGTAATGCTGGAATCATTAGCACACCAAACCAACCTACGTATAGGCGGTTGTCGGTGCTAGTAACCCAGTTACAAAACTTTTCCCAGTTGGTAGTAGTGTCTCTTTGTAATGAGATTGCTGCCATGTGATTAAATAAATAAAGTTGTAACTAAAATAATTCTTCTCCCGACTTTTGGTCTTTCCCCCCAATGTTCTCCTGTCATCAGAATTACATCATCCTCTTTGGGATCGTGGAACTCGTCCCCACAGTATGTTTTACCTCCTGTATTAGTAAGGTAGATAATTACATTGATGTGTGGAAAGTCGTGGTCTACATGAGGTGCACTTGATTGAGCATCATTGTCTGGATGTAAACAATTTAGTGCACTACGTAAAAAGAATTTATATTGAATATTGTTGTGTTGTAGTATTTCATCAACTACAGACATACCAAATTCAGTATACTGTGAGATTGCTTCACTGTATTTGCCTTCAGGTCTAGTTAATAAACCATGACCATAGAAACATATGCCAGTATCTGAATCTAGGTATCGCCAAGGAAACTCGTCGTTCAAGACCAGTTTCTTAAACTCTGTGTATTGAGGAGTCTTATAGTTTTTAAGGATATTTATTGACATAAATGTCGTCGTGTTTTAAAGTTTGACTATAGTTTGCGTCATAAAACCACGTATTAATCGTGTACCTATAAGTTCCTGCGTGGGGTGGATATACTTGATGTGGATGTGTATGGTAAGGAGGAAATATTAATATGTCCCCTTTGCTCATTTGATATAAAAAATCTTGTTTTGGAAAATTTACTTCTCCTCCACCGAAGTCATCATTAAGAGCAATGATACAACTAAGATTTCTTAGATTACCTCCGGTTTCATCTAATGAACCATCAGTATGTAATCGAGTGGTTCCATGAATTTTACGAAGCTGATATCCACTATCACCCATAACTTCTAAAGTTAAATAGTTTCTAATTATAGTTCTTAATTCTAAAAATAAATCCAATACTTTAGCGTGTAGCTTGTTAGTATGTGATAAAACAATTTGATTGCATTGAACGTTTTGGTCTCTTACAATCTCAAGTTCAGAACTTTCTATTTGTTTAATTAAATCCGTACATAATTTAGGCTTTAGTAGCTTCGGGTCCTGTATCAAAGTTATCCCATTTGTTATCAGGATTGACATTGAATGTAAATGTAATTCTTAAGTCTTTAAGTTTGTTTGGTTGTGGTGGTACTAAGTGATTTAAAGAGCTCGGCCAGATATATGCGTAGCCATTTTCCATTTCTAGTGCATGATTGTCGTCTAAAAAACTTATACCATACGCTTGACATCCAAACTTTTCAAATACTCTGGCATACTCTGACCAAGGATTAAAGAATCTTAATGAAGTATGTTGTTCTGGGTCATAATTTAAGACAACCATACCAGACATTAATGAGCCACCATGATGATGTCTCTCTTGGTATTGCTGTTTACCATAAATATTAAACCAGCTTTCTATAGAGTACTTAAATCCTGCAAACTTAAGTTGTGTTAAATAGTCATCTACGAATGGGAATAATGAATCAGATAATTCTTCTTGTCCATTACCCCATAACCATGTTTGATAACTATTACATGTCCAACGATTATCTTTTCTATTTTTATCATCGGCATCGTGATAGTCATCTTCAAGTATTGGTAAAAGTTTATCTCTTACCTGTTGATAATTAGGTAATTTATATTTACCAACAGGAATAGAGAAAAGGTGGTCTACTGTCATTAACTTGAGTGTATGTTATCGCATTCTTCCTCTACTTTAGAAAGAAAGAATTGGATGAGTTGATACTTCTCCTTCATAGGTAAGTCCTCATCCAATAGTACTTTGTATCTTGCATGTTGAAAATCAAAGCAAGTCATCTTCCACTTGTATGGTTCGATTCGCCTCGGCTTAGAATACGCCGGGGATGATTTGACCAGTGGTGACATAAGCACCAACAGCAGCAACGAAACCAAGCATCGCTGCCCAGCCGTTAAAACGTTCTGCTTCATGTGTAAAGATTGGGTTTGTGTTGTGGTGTGACATTTCGATTAATTGAATAGGTGGTTCATAAGCATACTCATTTTCGAGTAGCGTGTCTAGGTCTTTTGTTTTCATTTCTTTTTCCTTTTTTTAAGAATTTTTAATTTTTCCAAAAGACTTTCAACTTTTTTTCTTTTTTTGATAGGCTTGGCGATACCCATATTCTCATACTTCTCTCGCCTTTCCCTTAGTTTATCTGCTAGTCCCATTAGAATTGTAGGTCTGATAGTTCAAGTTTTTCTATAACATCAGCTCTGTAAGCTGGGTCAGAGTCGTAGCGTGGGTCACTCATAGCAGCCACAAGTTCAGCTTGTGATCTGTATAAATCTCCTCCACTACTAGCAGCTTTGCCTTGTAGCATTCTGCCTTCATAACCATTAGCATCTTCGTATCTAGATTTTAATCCTGCGAAGGCTATGTTAATGGCTGCTGGATTACCAGAATCTACAACAGAGTCGAACGCATCTATACTTCTGTTGTCTAAATTACTAGCAGCCCATTCTACAATTCTATTGTAGTTTGCTTCTCCACCGGCTGCATTCATAACGCTATTAACTTGAGCGTCTGACATTTCTATACCTTGTGGATTAGCTTGAGGATTTTTAGATTGAATTTCGATGTAAGCGTTGACTAAATCTTGGCTACTCATCTCAGAAAACTTTTCTATTGTTTCCTCTGATAGGGTGCCATCGTTAGCATAATATTCTTCTGATGCTTCGTTGATTAAACTTGTCGCAGGAGCATAAGGAGATACCTCTTCATCGCTTTCTTCTTCTTCTTCATATCCTTCGTCTGTTGACTCGTAGTCGACTTCTTCTTCTTGTCCAAGTTTCTTTTGTAATGATAAGTATGCTGCTTCTAAATCTTCAGTGCTTCTATATTTACCAGCTAGTAGTTGTTCATGTTCTGCTTCTAGCTGTTCTCCTACTTGTAGAGAATCCTGTTCCTCTGCGGATAGAACCTCTGTTTCAGGAGTATTATCATACGAATAAGTTTCTGCCATTATTCAGGTTGTGGTGGTTGTTGGTTTCCTTGCATCATGCCTTGCATGCCTTGCAAGTTTTCTGTATCAACTAACTTTGAATTAGCAAGTTGACCAGCTTGTTGTAATAGAGTAGCTTGCTGTTGTTTCTGCTCCATCTCTGACTTCTCGTCTGCCATTTGTTCTGGTGTCTTAACAAGATTCAATACGTCAATACCTTGTGCAGCAGCCAAACGTTTGATAGCTTCTAAAGGATTTATAAATTGTCCTAATGCCTGTGGTCCTATTGTCTGTGCAATAGTTCCCATAAACATTGTCAAAGCCTCTCTGTCTTGACCTCTTCCTAAAGCATTTACACCAGCCACAATAGCTGGTCTAATTAATTCTTTAGGTAACTTAGGTAGTTCGTTTGATCTTTGTAAAACTAAAAGAGTTCTATCAAGATAGGGTATAAGAAAAGATGTAGTTAACAAACTGAAGATGCCACCGAGCTGTTGCTCTAATTCTAACTGTGTTAGTCTGACTTCTTCTGCTGTAACTCTTTCTGCATTTCTCACATTCATCACTAAGAATGCTTCAAGCAATCTACGCTCTATTGTTTGTGCCATGTTAGCAGCAGTTGAAAAATCTGCTGTCTTGCCGACTTGGACGACTTGAACGTCCTCCGCCCGACCTTGTACGATGGCTCCATTTCCAGCCTTTGCAATTACTGAAGGCTTGGTTGTAGATGATGGGCTGACTAGAAAGATTACCTTACTAGCAGCAGCAGCTCCTTCGACAAGAGCTTGCGATAAACCTTCGAGAGATTTGAGATCACCAAGGAACTCTTCTACTCTACCACGTCCGTACTGTTCTCCATCTACAGAATTAAAAGTAAGAACGAGCCAAGGGCTTGCATTCTTAGGAGCTGTACTACGTGTCCCGGGTATTATCATATCTTCTACTTCTTGGTACCATACCCATCTGCCGTTCTCTAGTTTCACGCACGTGTAAACTTCGACATCATCTGTATGTGTACCAACTGTGCTTTCGTCGATGCCCGTGTTGGGTTGTTTCTTTGGTAGATCATAACCGAGTACGTCTCGACTTATCAATTCCTTTGTAACTATTTCTAGGACGTTACCATTTCCATCTCTGTTAACGACATACCTATTAAGCGGATAGTTTTTGATACCATCTTTACTCATAAATAATAAAGCGTTACCACCTACAATTAAATGTTTAAGTGCTTGGTGTATAACTACTCTATCATTTGATGCAGCGATATAGTCCATGACCATTCGTTCCATCTTAGATAATGATAGCTCCATCTCTGACTTCGCTTCTGGAGGTAACTCTTCACCTAACTTGTCCTCTCTTACTTGTAGTTTAAAGAAGGAACCTTGTGGAGGTAGGATAGCAAGCATAAGTTTTGCTGCTAAGCCTACCACACACTTGGAACCAACTGACTGCCAAGGAATATTGAGAGTCTCGTGTGTAGGTTTTGAAGATGTATCGTCTTGTATTAAATAAGGTAACGTGAGTTCACTACAATCAACTGCTTTATCTAGGAATTGTCTTCGATCTTGTACCAGTTCATTGTATCTTTCACGTGCGGTCATTAGTTAAGACCTCCGGTCTTTCCAGTTGCGTCGCTACCTGTATTTACTTTAGGATTTAATTTAATCCTCAATGAACCTGTACCTTTTGAGTACTGGTTTTTATTTTTATTACCACGGTCATCCTTTGCTCTCTTTACCTGTGGATTAACATCCTTCATTATTGGGTCAGGTGGTGGAGCAGTAGGTGTTGGTGGTAATGGAGGTGGTGGAGCTGGTGGTAATGGTGGTGGGGTTGGCGGTGAGCCTCCTCCTAAACACATAATTAAATTTCCTCGTCTTCTATGGATTTAATGTAATCAATTACACTAGCTTGTCCAGCTCTATACATAATTGATTCGATTGATTCTTTTGGATGGATTGGTTCCCACCCGAAGTTATCATCTAACTTCTTTATTAACTCTTCAAGTCTATCGTTGTGTAGCTTAAGAGTATTGAGGGAGATTGACATTCGAGTGTTCAAAAAAAGCAGGCATTCTAGCTGCCTTGGTCTGGGAAAATTCTGGTGCTTTACCTTCGTACATAAGTCTGTCGCTGGCATCTAACCAAAATTTTTTGTCCAAATATCTATCGGAACTTTGTTTCAATGGTTGCATCACCCAATTAATTGTAGCCTTTCTTAGTTTGTCTAATGACTGACTAGGCTTGAGACCTAGCTCTGTACATACCAATGAGTTAGCTGCCACATGGACTTGCTCGTCTCTTGATATATCTGCACTGACAGTTCTTAGACCGGCGTCACCACAGAATCTAAAGAATGGTAGTAATACAAAAAAGATTGCTCTCTCTGCTACTAATGCCTTTAGTATTGTATGGTCTGGATGTTGTTCCCACGCAGCACGTAAGCGTAGTGCTTCGGCTTCGGCTTGGTCATCTACGCCTAACGCGTTGGTGATGTAGCCAAGTGCAAGATCATGTTTGATCTCGTCTTTGACGTTGCTTTCTAGAAGTGCTCTAGCAGCGTCGGGAACCTCTTTATCAAGTGCGTCTGTAATGAACTCGCCAACTGGTAACTCCATATGGCGTATTGCAAGAGCACGGTAGATGGTTTCTTCTGCACCTTCTTTTAGTTTTCCTTTAGATGT